AATGCCACCGCGATGCGCCAAGCCAAGATGGATAGCAATCTGAAGTACGGCCCAGCCAACAAGCTGAAGCTGGCAGAAGGCGGTTCGCCCAACGACAAGTACACCCTCAAAGACCCCAAGGCTGTGACCGACAAGACCAGCCGTGAGCTTGAAGAGGCGCTGAACCCGTTGAGCATGATGCAAGAGCTTTACAACAAGGCGCGTAATGCGTTTACCGGGCAAGGCTCCATGACCGACAAGGAACGGGCTGACGGCAGCGTCACCAAGACCAAGGAGTCTGTAACGGTCTCCCCCGGCAAGAAACGCGGCGGACGCGTTTGTTAAAAACGAGTGGGGGCTTCGGCCCCCGCTTTCTTTGGAGATTTTTATGGCTATCACAGCTACCTCTCAAACGCTTTTTGATGGTGAGCGCATTGCCATCATGAAGTTTTACGCGACCATGAGCGCGACTGAAAATGAGTCTAATGTTGTCAAGGTCAATCCTTCTACTTTGACGGCTTCTGCTGCTGGCGGGGCTTGCGATGCGGTGTCTATTCTCAAGGTGACGGCGCTCACGCACGGACTAGAAGTTCAAATGAACTGGGTTGCCACCGCACCTGTGGTGATTGAAGTCATACCTCAGAACAACTCTTACACGCAGGACTATTCCAAGATTGGCGGCTTGACCAATAATGCTGGTACAGGCAAGACGGGCGGCATTTCTTTCACTACGCTTGACGGTGGCGCAGGCGATACCTACACCGTGGTGCTGGAGATGCAGAAGCACTACGTCAACCCCTACAGCACGTTGTAATCATGCCTAGCAAATCTGCTGCGCAACATCGGCTGATGGAAGCTGCTGCCCACACCAAGGGTGGATTCGGTGGCGTCCCACAGAAGGTCGGCAAGGAGTTTGTCAAGGCCGACAAAAACATGAAAGAAGGTGGCTTGTATGCCAACATCAATGCAAAGCGTGAGCGCATCGCTGAAGGCTCTGGTGAAAAAATGCGCCGAGTGGGCAGCAAAGGTGCGCCAACGGCTGAAGCCTTCCGAGAGTCAGCAAAAACCGCCAAACTGAAGAATGGTGGCCCGAGCTTGGCTATTGGACGTGGTGAAAAATTGCCTGCCAAACAAGGCGCTGGACTGACCGCCAAGGGCCGCGAGAAGTACAATCGTGAGACTGGTTCTAACCTGAAGGCTCCCCAGCCAGAAGGTGGCTCAAGACGCGATTCTTTCTGCGCCCGAATGGGGCCAGTGGCTGAAAAAAGCGAGAAAGGAAGCCGCTCAAGGGCTTCAATGCAGCGGTGGAATTGTCCCGGCTGGTAAGGAGCAATCATGGCGTACACACCCAACCCTGACCGCAAAGTCGTAAACGGAAAAGCTGTTGTCTCCGCAAAGGAGCTTTCTGACTTCCAGTCCGAGTACGGCAAAGACAAGACCCTGCGCGACCTGCTGAACGCGGACAAGGGTTTGTCTCGTGCGCCTGAGTTTGGCGTTGACAAGCCACGCAACCCCAACGCCAAAGACGGTTCGGAAGTTTACCGTCAAGGGGCTACATACACCAAAGCACCAGAGCCAAAAGCGAAGGCTGATGACAGCGGCCCAAGCGAGATGGTTAAAGGATTTCGTGAGGCCCGCAATAAGTTTGGGGACACGCCCTTTGTGGACGCTCTGATGAATGCTGGCAAAGTCGGCATGGGGCTGACAGGCGGCAAACTACTCACCAAAATTCCCGCTGACTTAGCAGCAGGCATTGCCTCTTCTGGCGCTCTTCATGCGGGTCTTGGCGCACTTGGATATGCAACAGCTTCAGACCAAGGTAAAAAAGAAGTGCGAGACATGCTTGGTTTCAAAAAAGGTGGCGCTGCAAAACAATACACCAAAGGTGGAAAAATTAACCTTGGTGCATGTGGTGTGTCCACCCATGTTCCCAACAAGAAAAACTCAAACTGGTAGGAGAAAATTATGGCTGATGATTACGCACCCAATTACAGCTTCACCGCAGAACAGAACCCATCTACTGGTGAGACAAAATATTTTTACACCAACAACAACACTCAGAAAAAAACTGAGTTGCAGGATGCTGATTCCTACAACCGACTGAAGGCAAAATTTAACACCGTAACAGACCAAGGGTTTAATGATGTAACTCGAGCGGCTGAACAAGATGCGGGTTTTACGCAAGATGACACCGCACAGGCAATGCGTGCCCGCAGGATGGCGGCACAGCAAAATTCCTTGCGCAAAGCTACTGGCGGGAAAATCAATCTTGGCGATTGCAAGGTCAACACGACCTCAAAGAACAAAGCCTCTCCTGCTTGGTAAGACATGGCCTACTCTGGAACCACCGGCACTACCGTCATCACGGTACAGACCCTGATTGACCACGGCGCTCGTCGCTGCGGCAAGCTGGCGGAGGAACTGACTTCGGAGCAGGTGCTGTCTGCCCGCGAGTCGCTGTTTTTCCTGCTGTCCAACCTCATCAACATCGGCATCCAATATTGGGCCATCGACAAGAAAGTCTACGGCTTCACGGCGGACAAGTACATCTATGACCTGCCTCTGGGCGGCAATGATGTCCTGAATGCCCTGTACCGCTGGATGAACCGGCCCAATGGGGCATACACCTCGTCGGCTGGTGGAACGGTAGCCAATCTGTACGACGGCGATGTGCAGACCATCTGCACTCAGACCTCTGCCAACGGCAACATCTCGGTCAACTTTGGCACGGCCAACCCCGTGTACGTTGGCTCTATCGGGTTCCTGCCCGCAGCGTCTGGCACATGGTCAATCATCTATGAATACTCGATTGACGGCACGACGTGGCAGACCCTTGTGGACTTGGGCACCATCACCGTGGTCAACAACGAGTGGGTGTGGACGGACATTGACAACGGCCAGAACGTCAGCTTTTACCGCATCCGGGCCTACAACAACACCACGTTGAGCTTGCGTGAGCTTTATCTTGGCAACAACTCGACAGAAATCACCATGTCGCGCCTGAACCGCGACGACTACACCAACCTGCCCAACAAGAACTTCACGGCCAACCAGCCGTTCCAGTTTTGGTTCAACCGCACCATCCCGCAGTCGCAAATCTGGCTGTGGCCGACCCCGCAGAACGCCTTCTACCAGATGACGGTGTGGTACTCGCGCCAAATCATGGACGTGGGCGACCTGTACGGTGAGTTGGAGATACCGCAGCGTTGGTACATGGCCGTCTTGTGCATGTTGTCGCATCAAATGTCGCAGGAGTTGCCCGGTGTGGACTTGCCAAAAATCCAATACCTCGAAGGGCAGGCGGCGAAGTACCTGTCAATGGCCGAGGAAGAGGAGCGCGACAAGTCGCCAATCTACTTCGCCCCCAACATTTCTGTGTACACACGGTAATGCCCATATTCCTTGACACCCTTGGCAACTCCACACTGTCCATCGCCATCTGCGATAGGTGCAAGATGAAGCGTGCCCACTCGGTGATGAGGAATGACCCCAACTTCCCCGGCCTGCGGGTGTGCAACGAAGGCTGCGCAGACCAGATTGACCCGTACCGCCTCGCCGCGAGGAAAACAGAACGCATCAACATCCGTTTTCCGCGCCCAGACGTCAGCGTTGCCGCAAACGATGACTACCTGCTGACGGGTGGCAACAACGAGTTGTACATCTCAACCGAGCAGAACATGCAGACGCCTACTCAGACAGGGAACAAGGATACGATTGCACCCAGCCCACCTAGCAATACGAGTACATAATGTCCGCACAAGTCACAATTACCCAACTGCCGCAGGCTGGAGCAATTACTGGCTCTGAACTCGTACCCATTGTTCAAAACGGGGTCACGGTACAGACCACGACTGCGGCGCTTGCTGGCTCACCCGTCCAGACTTACACCTACCTGACAGTCACCCAGACCCCGCAGTTGGCAAACAGCCGCTACGTCGGCGCGACCAATGGGCTGGTCATCACTGATGGCGGTGCGCAAGGGCTATTCAATATCAGCACCACAGGCGCTTTGCTGTCGCTGGTGAACTCTGGTACTGGCTTTCAAGTAAAAACGTCTGCAACGGCCATTACGCCCCGTTCTATCGCCGTTTCCAACAGTGGCCTGTCCATCACCAACGGCAGCGGCGTATCCGGTGACCCGACAATTACGTTGAGCGGAGCGCCGCTGAACCTTGCCAACCTGAGCGCCAACGGTTTGCTGACCATCACCACGGCTGGTGGAGTTGGCGCGGTGACCCTTCAGGGCACGACAAACCAGATTACGGTGACCTACGGCAATGCGGTAGGCGGGTCTCCGACCATCGCCTTGGCAGATGACCCCGTAATACCCGGCACTGGCGGCGTTGTTGTGCCAGCAGGAACAACAGGCCAACGCGGAACATCTACGATAGGAAACTTCCGGTACAACTCAACAACGGGTTTGTTTGAGGGATACAACGGCGCGTGGAACTCATTTGCCGCTGGCTCGGGTGTAACGTCCATCGCTACAGGTACTGGCCTGACAGGTGGCCCAATCACGTCAACGGGCACGATTTCCATTGACAGCACTGTAGTGACGTTGGATGGAACGCAAGCACTGACCAACAAAACAATTAGTGGGGCAAGCAATACACTAAGCAACATTGCCAATGCGTCGCTGACCAACAGCACCATATCTGGCGTTGCGCTGGGCGGTAGTTTATTTAGTCTTACCGCAGGTACTGGGGTTTCTTTTAGCTCTGGAACTACGTATAACGGTTCTGCAGCAATTACGATCAACTCAACTGGATTAGGTGGGACTGTCACCAGTGTGGCGCAATCTTTTACTGGCGGCTTAATTTCTGTTGCCGGATCACCAATTACGTCTAGCGGAACTCTTGCTTTGACTGTTGCTGGAACCAGTGGCGGTATCCCGTACTTCACCAGCGCATCAACTTGGGCATCTAGCGCGGTATTGACCGCAAGCGCAATTGTGCTTGGTGGTGGTGCTGGAGTTGCGCCCGCTACAACTACAACAGGAACAGGCGTTGTTACAGCCTTAGGAATCAACGTAGGCTCTGCTGGCTCATTTGTGGTTAACAGCGGCGCGTTAGGAACTCCGAGCAGCGGCACTGTTACCAACTTGACTGGGACTGCATCAATTAACATCAACGGTACTGTTGGGGCCACGACGCCAACAACTGGCAACTTCACTACTGTGACGGCCACAACTGGAATCTTTGGAGGTACTTTCTAATGGCTGCAACTGGCTACACCCCAATTTCGCTGTACTACAGCGCCACGGCGTCTGCTGTGCCTGTCAACACCAATCTTGTTGCCGGTGAACTGGCGCTCAACACTTTGGACGAAAAGCTGTACTTCAAAAACAGTGCAGGAACCGTCAAGCTGTTGGCCTCAAATGCGGCGTCTTCTGGTACGGTATCCAGTGTTGCCCAGAGCTTCACCGGGGGAATCATTTCTGTAGGCGGTTCGCCCATTACAACGTCTGGCACATTGGCCCTTACTGTTGCGGGAACAAGCGGCGGTATTCCGTATTTCACAAGCGCTACCGCGTGGGCAACCAGCGCGGCGTTGACAGCCAGCGCTTTGATGGTCGGTGGAGGCGCTGGAGCCGCGCCAAGCACCATCACCACTGGTACGGGTGTTGTGACCGCTCTTGGCGTGAATACAGGCTCCGCAGGTGCATTTGTGGTCAATGGCGGGGCACTGGGTACACCTTCCAGTGGGACGGTTACCAATCTGACCGGAACCGCGTCCATCAACATCAACGGAACCGTTGGCGCAACTACTGCAAGCACCGGGGTATTTACCACGGTAACAATCAATGGCACGTCATCGGCTACGGCCCTGACACTGCCCAACATCGCCGAAGTGGACACCATCTCCGCAACTGCCGCAACCGGAACCATCAACTTTGACATCACCACGCAGTCGGTGCTGTACTACACCAGCAACGCATCGGGCAACTTTACGGTCAACTTCCGTGGCTCTAGCGGTACAAGCCTGAACACCCAGATGTCCACGGGCCAATCCATCTCTGCCACGTTCCTTGTCACCAACGGCACTACGGCCTACTACAATAGCGCGGTGACCATTGACGGCACATCGGTGACCCCGAAGTGGCAGGGCGGCTCTGCGCCCACCAGCGGCAACGCAAGCTCCACTGACTGCTACACCTACGTCATCCAGAAGACAGGCAGCGCCACATACGTTGTGCTGGCCTCGCAGACCAAGTTTGCATAAGGAATAGCTGATGCCACGCCTATCAAAAATCGGAGCCGCCGCGCTTGCTGCCTTTGGGTGGACTTCGGGTTCGTCCGTCACGGCAAGCTACCTTGTAGTTGCTGGTG